TGAAGTCATGGCAAGCACAGGTACATACACCGACAAGAACGGTCAAGAAAAGCGCCGCTGGCTCAAGTGCGGGATTGTAATGACTACCAAAACAGGCGGTCTTGCAATGAAGCTAGAGGCTGTGCCAGTAGGGTCAGACGGATGGTTTAGCTTGTTTGAGCCAAAGGCAAGAGATGATGCGCCTGCACCAAGCAAGCAAAAAGCATCGAGCATTATGGACATGGACGATTCAGCGCCTTTCTGATGGATAAATTCTGTAGCAATTGCAACTTATACCGGAAAGAGGAAAACGGGGCTTACATCGTCAGGAACAAGATTAAACGATGGCGATGTAACCTTTGCTCTGCAAAACAAAACGTATCACCCTACGCTAGAAAACAAAAGGAACAAAAATGAGTCATTGGCTAATCGCAGCAACCGGAGTAGCTTACTTACTTGTCAGCATTGAGCAATTCTATAAAGGGAATGTTAATACTGGCGTTGTGTGGGCAGGTTATGCGTTTAGCCAGATTGGATTATGGAGACTAGCATCGTGAGCGCAAATGATAAGCAAGTAGATGGTGAGCATTATCATCAGAAAACAATTCAGCCGTGGGATTATATAACTATGAATCGCTTAGGATACCTAGAGGGAAATATTATCAAATATGTTACTAGGTACAAAGAAAAGAACGGTATGCGTGATCTTGAGAAAGCCAAGCATTACCTAGACAAGTTGATAGAAGTTAACTCTGCACAAAGTGACATAGTTTGTAACCATTGCGTGAGTCCTCCGGCTTGCGAGTTTAACGATAGATGTCAAAAAGGATTCGCAAAATGAAAGACTTTATAAACGATTGTTTTGACTACTACACATTCGCTTTGGTTTTAATACTGTGGATGCCAATTATGTTTATTTGCTTGCCGATTGCACTTGTGGCAGTTTGCATGAGACTTGCATACGAGGCTGTTAGCGAATCGTTTGTAAGGGCGGATGATGAGTAATTACCCTAAATGCTTTGATAGCCAAGCGCAATTTATATTGTGGCGTGAGGCAGCAAGGCAGAGCAGCCCCGGACAGTCTTTCGTTTGCACCGATTGTCTGCCAGAGTATCAAAAACAAATGATTATTGAGAAAAGATGCGCTAAACCTTTGGCGTACTTTATCAGGGTAGATGGCGAACTTGTGGGTAAAGCCAAATGGAGAGAGTAAAGCTATGCCTTGGAAAGGATCGTTCCATAGTTCATCATATCATAGACACTTGTCCTGATGGATGGACGATAGAGGTAAAACCTCGTAACCGGACGATTGAGCAAAACGCCTTGTACTGGACAACGGTACATAGCATTGCAGACGAGGTATCAGTTGATGGTCAAAAGTACACGCCTATGGTCTGGCACAAATATTTCAAGCAAAGATTCTTGCCTTGGGGTATCGTAGAACTTCCATACGGTCATATAGCAGAATCAGAACCTACTACTACAGAGTTAACCAAGCAAGAGTTTAGCGAGTTTGTAGAGCAAGTAATGCACTTTTATCATTCAAACAAGGAAACATCATGAAAACAGTTATTGCACTTATCCTCACGTTATCAGCAACAGCCGCTATTGCCATGACTTGTACAACAAACACAATCATGTCTGGCGGACGTATGACAGTCTGCACCACTTGCTGCACCACAACGGGCTGCATGACTACCTGTATGTGAGGCAAGAATGATAAACAACACCACCAAACACGTACTAGAAGTTATCTCAAAGTATCCGGCAATAACTACATCGGAAATTGCTGCTGAAACTGGTTTGCAATTTGAGAATGTTAACTATCATGTACGCATCCTGCGTAAAGAGAACTTGATATATGTATCCGCTTGGATACAAAGCTCTCGCAATGTGCCGCTTATGATGCTGACAAAGGGTAATCGCTTAGACGCGGATAAGCCTCCACTTAAACAACAAACTATTGTCAAGAACGAAAAGAAGTTAAAAGCACAACCTAAATTTCAACCTAGACCAGATGAGGCGGCAGCGTGGCTACTGAACCCAATAATTCAGAGCAGTTTAGACATGATTGCGAGGTAGACTATATTATCCGGTTGCCATCCAAGCAAGAACGCATAGGGTATATAACTAATGTGCGGAAACATCGTGGAATTGCTGCGGCAGAAAAACTAGAGGGGGATGTATATCGTGCGTGGAAACTACAGAAATAAGAAACTGTTAGAAGTTGTCCGAGAATCACCATGCCAGCATTGCGGAGTGGAGGATGGTACGGTATGCGCTGCACACGCCAATACAGCAGCAGCAGGTAAGGGGATGGGAATTAAGGCACACGATTACATGATTGCAGCACTATGCTTTAGGTGTCACATGAGCCTAGATCAAGGGCGTGAAATGACTAAAGACGAACGTGCTGAAATGTGGCAAAATGCACACAATGGCACAATTGCTTGGTTATTTCAATCAGGAAAGTTAAAAGTATGCTGAAAGACCGTCTGTTTAATTGGGCGTTAGCCATACAGGGTGAGACTGGTCCACAGCCAGATACTCATTGCAGATCAGCCGAAAGAAATTACTTGCCGGAGGCTGGCATGGTATGGGATGATGACGAAGCAGACGAGATATTGCCGGATTACATGGATGCAGACATAGTAGAAGCTGCGGTATGCAATCTAAGAGAAGAATTACGAGTAGTTATTAAAGCGCGTTACGTAAGTTTTCCGTATCACAATATTAACCACGTAGCGCACTTTATTCGTATGTCACCAAGGAAGTTCCAAAGCAATCTGGACGAGGCACACCGCCGACTGTCCAACAAACTCGGAGAATTAAATGAATGACGAATATGTATACACACCAGCCGGAACGTGCATTACAAAGCGCTGGAAAGAACTTGGATGGATTCCACCCTCAGAAGATGCTGCAACTGTTGCAAGATGGCAGCGCTATCAAAATCTTTCACGCAGCGCATTGGGCGAGGCTACTGGGAAAAATCCTTTTCCCTTAGCGACTTGATCCAGTTGTAGCAGGTAGCTGCGTAAGCGGCTGCCTCGTCTGCTCTGCGGGATTCGGAAAGAAGTAATCTCTCAAGGTCTTTTGAAATGTTGCCTCTGGCGGCTTGGTTAACAGGCTTGCCGGAGGCGGAGGATTCCTCTTTTTTGGCTGAACAATTGGCAGCGTTGGGGTCGAACAACCCACCAGCGTTATCAATAAGGCTACGCAGATCATTCTCAACATTTTGCAATTCCTGTTTGTGTTTGGCAGACATTACCTCTATGTCTTGCGCTAACTGTTGATTCTGTCGCTCAATCTCTAGCGTCTTAACCAAAGCCTCTTGCAGCGCAACATTAGCCTTAATCTGCATTTCGCTAACAATTGCCTGATGCTTGGCATTTTTGTAGTCAGCAGTAATCCACCAAGCCGATGTTGCGCCAATAGCAAAAGCAGCGCCAACCGCGATAACAGTAGCTTTTAAGTCAAACATTGCGATTCCTGTGCGTATCGTCATACGTTGCAAAGCCTATGTATGCACCCACAACAGCCGACACAAATACATAAAACGGTGCAGCAATCGCACCCAAGTTAGGATCGTCCGTACCCAAAACTAGCAAGGGGAATAGCAATCCGGCAAGCATAGATAGCCACGCCATTTTGCGGCGATTTTTCCAGCGATCAACTTCCGGTAAGGTCGATTGAGGCGTATCTTGCATTTCCTGCCATCCTGTTTATCCAACCCTTGCCAAAACTACTCCATTGCGGAATAGCCGTGTAAAAGGTCATGCGTTCAGCCGCCATATTGAGAATCGTTTTAACGGGGTCAGCGGCATTTGTTTTGTAGACAGTCTCTTTACCTATAGCACCGTCTACGTGCGCTCCTACGGCTTTCTGAAGCCACTTAGCGGCATTGCCTGCCCCATGATTCACACAGCCATCAAATACTTGAAAGGCTACGGCAAATGGCATCTCGCTGCACAGATTCTTGTCCCAGAAGGCACGTTTGTAGATAACAATTGCCTCGTTACGATTCATGGTTTTCATATCACCCATGTAGCCGTTTTCACGCGCAGTACCAATGGTGATGCCCCAATTGGTTTCGCCACCGGGGTCGTTAGGATGCCAAGCGTATCCGCCCTCATGCCCCAAGACTCTTTCAACCGCTACGCTAAAGCTCATACCTTTTGACCTCTAAAGTAAGCCGTATCGCCCACGACATAACAAAACTCAGGATAAACCAAAATACCATTAACAATGGTTAATACAACAAACCCAGACGCATGATTTTTAGGGTTGTCTTCCCCGTAACTCATGTGGTCTCCATCAACCTCGGCTAATGTGCCGCTGTCAATTCCAAACCTAGTCCCGCTGTAATCACCAAAAATAGTAGCTTGAAGTCTATGTAAATGCCCTGTGCAGATAGATATTCCACCATGCAAAGTATTTAAATATGTTGCGTGAACCGAACTACGATACCGATGCTTAATCATTAAATTCTTGTTAACCATCATACTTAGGCAATGTATCCACTCAGGGAAAT